CCATTTTGCATGTCCTGGCAACTGAATGGAGGTGGGACACATCAATTTTTTATGCAGGCTGCGCTCACCCGTCCGAGCTGCAGCAATGGCTTGGTAGGCTTTCAAGGCTGACCAATTACCAGTTCCTCTGCATTGATTACAAGATGTTCGACTGCACCCATTCCAAGTTGAGTTTCGAAATGGTTGAGGCGATCTATGCGGAGATCGTCGTCCTCGATGATGATGACAGGATCCTGCTCAAGAATCTGAGGATCCCTCGCGGGAAAGCGCAGAACATACGATACAAAGCACCAAAGGAAATGAACGGCTCAGGACGGCCTGACACCTCCCTCCTCAATATCGTAAACAGTATCTGCGCGCTCGCGATCATGTGCACGGTCATCGTTACCGGGAAGGAAGTGTCTGAGATCACTGTGGAAGATGTCCTCGCGAACAAGCACCTCTGGCTGATCGCCGCCTCTGGCGACGATTCGGTTGTTGCAATTCCCAAGTCTGCAACTGTGAAGGGGCGTGTTGTGGACATCGTGGTCGATAAAGCACTTGTGGAGAAGACGATCGGTGCTTTTGGATTCGATGCCGCTGCGGATAAAGTGCAGATCTTCAGCGATTTTTCCGAAATCGTCTTCTTGGGGCATCGCCCGTATCCGGTTGGAAACCGATACGGAGGCGTTGACTGGTTCTGGGGCCCCACACTTGGGAGGCGCCTTTACAAGCATCACCACATGCTAAACCCGTCCGGCGATGTCAGAGCATGGCTGCACGGAGTGGCATACATGGAGGTCTTAAACTACCCCCACGTACCAATTTTGTATGACATGGCGGCGAATGTTTGCAAGCAGTTCGTCGGCCAGAAAAAGAATGACTTCTTCGACAAGGAAGCTGCTTACAAGGCCAGTTTCATTGTTCCGGGAGACCCGCCCCCCGCTTATGACGAAATCACAATCCAACACGTCGAGCGGATTTATGGCATGGGTCCGGGGGACGTCAAATCATGCATTGCTGCCCTCGGTACTGTCCCGCAGGCCGTTGACCACCCAGCCCTTTACAGGTGTCTGGAGGTCGACGACTTGTGAGATAGTGCCACTCCCCTGCCCGCACAGTGACCGACAGTTTAAGCTCTAATGTTTCGGAACTCACTGTGGCGGAAGACCGTTTCGCTGATCAATTCGGTTTGAAAATTGATCTCCACCACCAAGACTATGTGCTGTTCAAGCATCAGGAAACCTGTATGAACAATGCCCCGAACAAAGAAGGTTCAAATTCGCTCCCGCTCCAATTCCGCGAGCAGTCGTGGCTCCAAACCCGGAAACAAGAAATCCGGTCGGCCCACAACTCCACGAAGCCAGCGCCGGTCTCAACAACCAGCCCCAGCCCCTCGCAGACAGAGCAGGAATACGAACTTGTTCCGCACCAACAGTTTCGGGAACATCTCCGCACCTGGGCACAATTCCGCAAAACACTACCAAGTGGTCAAACACCCCGAACTCAAGGATGAACTGACGCGTGTTCAAAGTGAGTCGAGCGTCGTCGCAGCACTGTTACACCAAACTACAGACCCGATGACTGCCCCGCTCATCCGAGTGAAAGACCCATCCTGTATCGCACCCGAGGGCACTGCGGTCGCAAAGCTTTTCGAAACATACGATGTTAACTGGGGAGAGACCAATCTTACACGACCAATCCCCCAAGTCTCTGTCGCTGCACCTGGGAATCCGACGTTTACCGACATCCTTTACCAGGATACCGCCTTTCCGATGATTCTCACTCGCAGCCCCATTGTCAGTAGCATTGTCAGAATTGAAAACCCTTCCGACTGCTTCTACCTTGTGAAGTCCCCATGGGAGAATGCGAACAAACTTGTAGACGATATTCCCCTAACGCTGACGGGAACCGAACATAACGCCGGCCCACAACCCTATGGTCTCTTTCAACCGAACATGTACCATGATGGGATAACCGGCGTCTGGTTGGATTCTGTCTCGCTCGTGGACCCGTTTGCAAGCAGGATCGACGTCACTGCACGGTTCAACGCCGACATCTCAATCAATCAGGTTCGTTTTGCGCTTCTCCGCTTGACGCCGCAAGGCGTGATCGATTCATCCTTTGGAGCTTTCACGGCTGCGACTGCTGGCAATGACGCATTCGCAAACTTAGTGATCAACGGCTCTGGTTACTATGCGATGACGCTGACATACCAAGGTACCGGTCCACGTCCAACTGCCGGCCTGACTACGTCTTCCATTCGCATCCAGTACCAAAACCGTAACCGCTTCGTCATGCGACATAACCTCCTCCTTGATGATGCTGTGACCAAATCTTTCATCCGAAATGCACGCGTTAATGGTGCTTCTGCACTCGTCAGCAACCGATCACCCGACATTGTCAAGGGTGGCACGGTCTACGCAACACAGTTCCCTGGTGACATCGCCTGGTACAACACGTTCGCCGACATCAACAACTTCACTAACGTCAACCCTGCCATCCGCCACGTCGGACTGTGGAACGACGGTCTCTATGCATACGTCAAGCCGCAAGGCTCATCTTCTGGCGCTTCCCCTTTCGGCCTTACACGGGTCGTTGAGGTTGCGAATGCCGAATCACCCGGCACAGGAAGCTATGCGTTCGACCCGTTTAACATGTCTGGCTTTGTCGCGATCTTGGTATCCCCACCGACGGTTGATCCTGCTAACCCGGATCAATATGCCACGTCCAATGCAACCATTACCGTCTGTCAAGCTCTTGAGTATTCAACAACCCAACAGCTCGTCAACGTCCGGACCGCAGGGATTACCACCATCGAACATGGCGAATACATCGACGCTCTGTCGCAGCTACCACAGTTTTACGAAAACAAATTCCAC